CTAATCACTCAGCTCCAATGCGGAAACAAATTGTGTTTTGTTGTGTAGCTGCCAGTGGCGCAGCTGCCTTTTTCGCATTGAAGGACGTCGATTACCGAGGACTGGTATCGGCGTTGTGCGAACGCATTTCAACCGAGCCGGCAATTGAGCCGGATTTGGTTAGAGATGCGTTCGCCACAACACCCGTGGACCCGGCAGTACCAACGCCGGGCCACACCCATGCCGATGCTGCTGCTTTGCGTACATCGGGGACCAATTTCGCTAGGAAGATGGCATGCTATATGGGCACGAGACTTTTCGTGCTAGGCATGTCTAAGTCTGACCAGCGTAAGGACCTCAACGGAACAAGGCAGTGGTATTGGGCAAAGGATACTCATATTGAGAATCGCACTGGGGAAGAAGGCCGGGATGATCTGAGGTATATTTGTGATGTTGATTACTACATCACTATGCCCCAGCTACTTGCTGAATACCCCAAGTCAACGCTTCTCTATACGAGTGTGCCTGAAGAGGCCGCCAGTCAGGGGAAAGACGACACTTCTACGTACTTTAACGAGAGGAGTGAATTAGTCACACTGGTTGCCGGTGGCGGTTCGTACTGCCACCAAGTTTGGGATTATGGGGCTGACTCTTTGATAGTTGTTAAACGTTTTTGTGGTGTTATCACCCGACTCGTTACGTTTGCTGTTGAAAGGAAGCAGGTCGGATACGGCAGGCAGCTTATACTGCTTACCCCCATCCGGATCTTCGAGGGACCAGCAGCTTGGATTGCTTCCATGCTACTGTCTGGCCCACGTCTCAACCGGTTTGCACCCGTTGAGACAGCGAAGAACGGTGAGAAGTTCGTACGGTTCGTAGTGCATTCTAAGACCGGAACGAAGGTGACCACGGGAAAGCCCGGATCGTTGCTTTGTGCAACCATCCCGGCCCACGTGGATTCGGCAATCGCAACGGTGGCGAACTTAGGCACGACGAACCTAATGTTGCCAACAGTTGCTAGCTGGCTTGAGAAGGACCAACGGCTTCATGCTGTTATACTTACTCAATATCACCGCGCTTCGAACCCCGTCAAACTACCGACAGTTTATCCTGTAGAACTCGCTGTGCGGGGATATCAGTATGAACCACGGCAGTTTGACCCAGACGCCAGACCAAAAATTCAGGCATTTATGACACCCTTTGTCCACGCTGCTTTCGCTCCCGTGCCTAATGACGCGGGTGAAAGAAGGTGTGTAAGGGGCAGGATTGAGGATTTGAAGAAACCCGAACCTGCACCCCACGCCTTTCGAGATCAGTGTCTCGTCGAATTTGTGGAATTCGTCGTTGATGGCATGGTCCTTGAACCTGTCTGTTATGAGGTTGTTGAACTCAAACAGACAAGCGCTGCCCAGAAACTTTCATTGCGGAAAGCGACGCTTGCTGGTGCCACAATCTCGAGGATCTTGAAGTGCTTCATTAAAACTGAGAGTTACGCTGATGTTAAGGATCCGCGCAACATCTCGACATATAATGACGTTGACAAGCTAGAGATGGCCCAGTTTGCATTGGCACTCGCTAGCCACATGAAAAGGTTTCCGTGGTACGGACCGGGTATGACACCCAAGGAAATTGCTGAACGCGTTGCAGAAATCTGCGGTCCTGCAGACTATGTCAACGTGTCGGATTTTTGCCGAATGGACGGCACTATTTCCTACTGGCTTAGGCTGGTGGACCGGGGGGTTTTCATGAAGGCCTTTGTAAACCACCGCGCTGCGTTGAATGAATTGCTAAAACGTAATTCAGGAAACTTAGGTGTCTTGCCCTTCGGGACGAGATTTGATCAAGGACCCTCACATGGATCAGGCTGCTCAGCAACAAGCCTGTTTCAAACACTCCGAGCTGCGTTTACAGCGTATCTCGGTTTCCGCCACACCGTCACGGCCCAAGGCAATCGCATGTTACCCAGAGATGCGTTCAACGCCATTGGAATCCATGTCGGTGATGATGGTCTTGATGCTAACCTCCCCGCAGCCGACCATAAGTGGGCTGCGGACCGCGTTGGACTCGTGCTTGAGGCCGCAGTGGTCCAACGTGGAGAACCGGGGGTTAACTTCCTGGCACGCTACTATTCAACGGAGGTCTGGACAGGATCACCTAATAGTATGTGTGACGTCAAGCGCCAGCTGTCGAAGTTCCATACTACGGTACGCTTACCTGCTAACGTCACGCCTGAGCAAAAGTTGGTCGAGAAAGCGATGTCGTATGTTGCCACGGATGGCAGCACGCCAGTCATTGGAGAGTTTTGCAAAAGAGTGCTTTCAACCTCCAGCTACAGACCCAAAACACCTCTTGGAGTTGGTACATGGTGGTCCCGCTTTGAAGAATCCGTCCAATACCCCAATGAAAATGTTGGTGGATGGATGGATGTGGAGTTCGAACGTCTGTTTCCAGAGTTCGACCGTTCCATGTTCGACAGCTGGCTGGTTGCAGCCAAACAAGTGTCGAGGCTTCTTAAAGCTCCATTGTGCGCCGAACCAAAACCACCAACACCTGCCGTTGTAGACGTTGTTGTGGATGAGGATGTTGTCCCGGCTAAGGCAAAGGAAATCGAGGGTCAGGGGAAGACCCGGAGTCAGAGCCGTAAGGCTCGAAACCCAAAGGAAAATGGTACGAAAGTTAAATCCCCTTTGTTGAGAGTGCAGACACGAAAGGTCTAACTCGAAGTCCATGAGCGTTACCTAATAC